CAAGCACAGCAAGCCTTGTTTCCATCAATTCCATTTCTTTATATTCTTTGAATAGATTAGATTTTGTAAACTGAACATTAAAGATATTTTGACCGGCATATCTTTCGTCAATTCCCCGAAGTCTCAGAAGAGTAACAAAAGCATCCATAATAATAAACTTAAATCTTCTTTGTAATCTTTCAATGAATCGAGCAAACTTAATTTCCTCTCTTTGAATTTCACCAGATTTGCCTGACGAGTACATCGATGTTGCTGGATCTTCCCATCGAGATCTCGGGAGCATAAGTGATTTATAAAGATTTTGCTGGAAGTACTTTACATCATCCATCTCACTAAAATTATTTTCACCACCAATTGTTTCGACTGATGTTCCGTTACCATTAATGTCTCTTGTAAACCAATAGTCTTCAGTAAGTGATTGTACGTTCTGAGCTGAGTTCATTGCGCCGGTGGATGAATCATAAATCAATTTCTTCTTATATCGGTTAGCTAACTGCTTCACAAACTCGTCGGCTTTACCTTTTGGCATTCGACCAGTATAGATATTCCAAATTCTTCTTTGCGGAGCACGAACAATCTTATTAACGACAATCGCATCTTCCATATTGTTTAACTGGTTGAAAGGCCTGATTGCAGCTTCTAAAAATCCTCGTATATCAAGGAATGTTTCGCCATAATCTCCAAAGTTCGCATACACAACCTGATCTTTATCAAAAACTGTTGTCCTATCAGTTTCTGCAAAGTTTTGAGATTTAGCATATTCTACGTTTCCTTGAACAAGGTTTTCTGCTCCCTTCATCGGAATCGTCGCATTTGTTTGCATGAAGGCTTTAATTTTGTTATCTTCATAAACTGGCATCATTGTATGTGATGGAAGAATCTTGATACCAATAATATCATCGCCAGTGGTATTTAAAATCAATTCCACATAAAGTTCGGCTTCAATAAGCCATTTACGAAATAAATCCCAACCTCTTTCGTTAAATTTGAAAACGTCATAAATAAGATGACTCCAAATTTTTCGAATCTCATCCTCAATATGCTCTGGAATTTCTTCTATAATTTCAAGGTTAAGAATATCGCCCTTTGGGTTATCAACCACAGCATCATCACAAATCTGATTAAGAGCATCGTTGATAATTGGGAATCTTGCCATTTGGCGATACTTTTGTATTCGCCCTCTTTTACTTCCAAAGTATTGTTCGAATTGAATTCCAATGTAGGTAACAGCCGAACCAGGATTGGCAAGATAGTCATAGTTCATCAAAGTATTCGCTTCGATTTGTTCCTGCGATATACCTTGGCTATTTGCAGCTTCTTGTCTTTCTATCTTTTCTTCTTCTGGTCTAGATTGCTGAAAAAATTTAGAAAACGGATTAAAGAAAAACAGTTTCGAAAAATCAAATGCCATTATAGACCCCCTTCAAGGTAATAGTCAACAAAATTATTTTGGGATTCGCTTTTAGTCTTTCCTTTTCTTCTCCACATATTCATGCACTGAGCAACTGCTTGCTTCTGTGGTTTTCCCTCTACCTTTTTAACTTGATGCATACAAGCACCCATAAAACTTTTTTGATCTTTATATTTTTTTGGATTTGGCATGTTTTATAATTATCCTTCTAGCAGCAGGATTCCAGTGCCCAATTCCCCGCCTTCCAACTTCCTGATACACTTCCTGCGCAATTTGCTCATACTCTAATGGTGAAATCTTTGATTCTAATCCCAATTCTTTTACTAAAATTTCTATATCTACCAGATCTCCTCGATCTATTTTATAAGGTTTATATATTTTTTTGGATTTGGCATGTTGTATAACTATCCTTTTAACCACATCATCTTTCCAACTACCAATTCCCCACCTTCCAGTTTTCTGATAAACTTCCTGCGCTATTTGCTCATACTCATCTGGTGAAATTTGTGACTGTAATCCTAATTCTTTTACCGTGATTTCTATATCTACTAGATCTTCTGGTTCTACTTTATAAGTTCTGCTTTCACTAAAATAATATTCCGTAAATTCACGAATTCTTCTTTTCTTCTTAGACTTAATATCCCCTTTTCTCGTTAGCATTGACCCTACCTTTGGAGCAAAAATATGGGAACTTCCAAATGCAGCTGGAACTTTATCACCTTCGCCTGTAGACATCGTTGATACACCTAGATTACCTGTTGTAACAGCTCCTTGAGCTTCTTCTCCAATTTTGGTTCCATTAATCTCTGTAGATTCTAAACCTGCAATTTTTAATATTTCTAAATCTGTTAAGTTTGTTCCTGTTGTACTTAGTTTTTGTGCAACGGCTTTAGCAAGTTTGGCTTTCTCTTTAGCAGCCTTTCTCGCTGGAGTAAGCATACCTGTCGAAGCTTTCGCGGCCTTCCAAGCCGCTTTGATAGCCGCATCTCTTTGTAACTTTGCTACTTTTTTAGCCTGCGGGGCAAGATTTCCAAGAGTTTCAACATCTTCGTTTTGGTTTTTCATTTAAAAATTATTCTCCAGTTCCTCTTTGATTAAAGTACGTACTAAATCATCGGTATCTATGTTATATTTTTCTTTGATTCCTTTTACGTCTTTGGAAATTCTAAGGATCTCGGCTCTCTGTTTAATTGTTCCACGAACTATCAATTTATTATAGAAATCGTTGTTCAATGTTGTTATATACAAAAAATTATTAAGATTTAAAATCTTTACATTCAACAGTCTTTTAAGCTTAAAAACGATCCTATCCAAAATTGTAAGAGACTCGTGTTCTTCGTCGGACTTTGGCTCCCGAATAACTTTCCCCGCCGGATTCACCAAACCCATTTTATATGCTTTAGTTTGGGTTATTGGTGTAACAATCTTCTTAATAAAGATGTACGAGATAACTGTATCAATTTCGCTGTGATTATTCTTGGGCATTTACTTTATCCTTACAATAATCTCTTCAGCTATTTTCTTTGGATCAAGGTTCATTGATCTAGCCTTTTCCGTAATAGCTTTTACAAAATATTTCGCAATTAAAGTCTCTGGAGTCTTTGTTGCACCAAACATAGCCTCATCAACTTTAATCTCGCCTTTCTCATCCACAGAAATTCCAGATAGCATTTTTGTTAACCGACCCACAAAATCAATATCTTCTCTTTTTTCAAAATCAGCAATTTTTAAATTAGCTTCTTGAAGTTGCTTTTGAAGTTTTTCATTCTCTTTAATAACCTTATCTTTTTGATCACTAATTATTACGATCTTTTCATATAAAAGTTCTTTTGTATCTTTCATATTTTATATTCCTTATGATATTGTACAGTCTGACATAATAGCTGGTAAACTACCGTCTGGATTTTGGACGCAACTAATTGATCCGGCTTTAAGCTTTCCGGTACTATCAATATAAGTTAACTCAATTGATTGGCCGTTTAAGTGAACATCAACAGCCGAAACGGTTGTCATATAGTCGGCACTAGGTATTAAAAGGGTTCCGATGATTGTAGCCATTATTTTTCCTCCGCTTAATTAGATATGTAAATGGACCATAAGTATTTATAGTGGTTTCATTTTATCATGCTTAATTAAAAAGATTTTTCAATTTTACATTTATTACAAATTTTTATTCTCATAATTTATAGTTTTACGTCAAAAATTACCAAGAAGAAAACGGATCACGGCTTTGATACTAATTTGGCTTTGGTTGATAATTAACAGCATTCTTCTTATCATCAATAGTCTGTTTAATATCAAATTTATCTGTCTTCTTATTTGTATAATCTGCAATAGGAGCGGCAGAAGTGTTTACAGTCGTTGCAATCTTTTCATCTTTCATAGGACGTACTAAAAACTCCCAAACGTGTTGTTTAGACAAAAGATTCATCATTATCTCATCTTTAACTTCGACTATCTCATAACAGTATCTATTATATTTAGCAAAAATATAATCCCCAGCTTTTGGAATGTATGGCGCAAAAGCTGACGGATTCGTTTGTTTATCGTTGTACTGAGAAGCCTTCCAAAAATGTCTTTTGGAAACAAACATACTAAAAGAGTCCATACCTTCGATGCCCAGTTTGGTCCAGAGTTTTTCTTCTCGGGGAAGATTATAAAAGGCCATTATTTCAAATCTTCTAACAAATCTTCTATTATTATCTTCTCCCCAAATTTTATCATAAGCTTTATCATAGGAAGTGATATAGTAATCCATACAAACACCATATTTGTTATAAACTTCTGTTACTCCTAGATCGTAAAGCTCTCTTTCATTATTATAGTTACCAACTGAGCCGATATAACTGCTATTAACACACTTGGTAATATACTCATTCGGAATATCAGCATACTGAATATATGTACCAGAAATATTCGAGGCTGAAGACTCGGCCTCTACAATATCTTCATCAAACCAACCTAAAGTATCAACTAATACATAGTCAGCCATTATAATCTAGTCCTTTCGTTACGGACACTTTCCAAGGTATATAATTCAGTTGAATTGTCTTGTTTATAATAAGTAAATTTATTATTGGCTCTACTAATCTTTCCAGTTGCCATAGCAATCAAAATTTCAAGAACTTCTGTAAATGTTTTGGTATCAACGGTCGTAGATAACATCGCATCAACAACTTCTTGAGCATTAATACTAGCACTGAGACCATATGAATAAACAGCAGCTCCACTAAATGTAAACTTATCTTCAATTGCTGATACAGCCATATCATACATCTCTTGATCTGTATTTTTTAAATCATCTATAGTAATTGCGACCCCGTTAACTTGAGTGATGTTTGCTGAAACAGTTCCTTGAATTGAATTATCTGTTACAATTTCTCCAATTTTATTATAGTAACTGGTTGCAAAATCCGCCGAAACAATAATACCATCAGTAATAGCTGACACATTAACACCATTTGACAAAATACTGTTTGTATCCCCAGAAATTTGATTGATGGTTATTTGGACATTATTTAATTTTGTTTCGTTAGCATCGATTTCTGTTACTAGGGATGCTGAAACGCTAGCTAGTTGAGCGGTTGTAGCCAAACTAGCCGATACATTTCTAATATAATCAACAACGCTTCCTGTTGATATTGCGCTTGTAAGAGCGTAGGTCATTGAATCAGCTATTTTTTGTTGAACCCCCGTTGTTATACCAGAAACATTAACTCCGCTTACGAGCCCATTAACTTCACCAGAGATTGTTTCTAAATATCCTCTTTCCGTAGCAAAAGAAACTGGAACAACAACTATATCAGATGATGATGTTATTCCTCCTATTGTGATAAAATTATAGTTCGTGGCTGAGGCCGGAAGGCTAACGGAATAAAGACCCGGTAGAGTATTTGCATTAACCTCAACGGCTGAAACACTCAAACTATATTCGACTCCATCCCCTATTTCTTTTAATTGTATGTATGGAGCATACCCTGACATGCCTTCGTTTGTTAGAGTATTTAATGTCCAAAACGTTACAACAAGAGGTTGATTTTTTAATGCCATAGTCTTTTTTTCCTTAGAATATACTTATTCCTTTTATATTTATGTTAAGTCCGCTGACTCATATGCAGATGTGATGATACTAATAATAAGAAACAAGTTCCTTCGGATGGTGAAGCCGATTCAGATTCCGACTCTGATGGTGATTCCGACTTTGACTCGCTCTTCGATGGAGAGACTGATTCTGAAGCAGATTCACTTTCCGATGGGCTAATACTTGCGGATTTCGATTCCGACTTTGACTCGCTCTTCGATGGAGAGACTGATTCCGATTTAGAAGCCGACTTCGAAGGTGAGGCGGACTCAGACTTCGATGCGGACTTCGAAGGTGAGGCGGACT